AATACAATCTACGACGCAAGGGACATAAAACCACCTTGCGTTTCGGATTACCAACGTCGACGATCCGTATCGGAAGTTCACATTGGTCAATCAACACTTGCATATCTTCAACAAGTCTATCAGGCACGATGCGCGTGAGTAACTCGAAGAGTGCTGGGGAATGGGACGCGTCACAATTCTTGATGTCAACATTGTACATGTGCACTCCTTGAGGGGTGCGCACAGAGTATACAGAGTCATCTGAAAAATATGCGAAATAACCACGTCCGGGTGGGTCCGCCATGTTGTCAAAAACTTCATGCAATTTATAAAGCTCTGGGCTCTTGACAAAAACTATGGTGGTGCCATGATGAATTAAGGGGTGTTTGCTTTGAGCGTCTTTCAGACACTCCGTAAGTCTAAATCCTTGCAAGGACGCAGCGACGCCAAGGTCACCTATCATGCGCGGATACTTACCGGCTTTACCAACCTCATCTTTCTTCATCTTATATAGAACAGACTTAACCCACAGTCTGTCCCACCTCTCTCCAGTCTCCTCCAAATCTTTCCACGCGCCTACGCGCAGGAGTTTCTTAGGGTGTGGGTCAGCATGGTGATCACGAGCTTCTTCTTCAGCACTCAGGTATTCGTTGAACTCTTGTTCATACGTGTTACTCAAAGTGCGGAAGACTGACTCGTGGTCATCAATGAACCTAGCCTGATTCTCCATCATCATGTCATCGAAAGCAGGGTCATCTGGTCGCCTGTAACAAGTCAGTCTGCGTATAGCCAAACGAACGTTATCGTTCGTTGGTGCATAAATCTGACCATTATGTTCAGCGCCTGACCATCTAGTGCGGTAAGTCTTCTTGTAAAGCTCAGCTTCGATGGCCGCGGGTGTTGGTGGAAAGACGACTTCTCCATCACGAGAGAAGTATTTCTTTCCAGCAACACACACAAATGATTGGTTGTACCTAAACTCTTTAGAAGTTAGGCACGCAACCCCTGCTTCCCGGTACGGGTCGCGCCACTCGGGGGCAACAGTGACACAACCCTTCGCCGAAAAAGCGGCAATGATCCAACAATTGGTGTACCGCTGTGTAAAGATACACCGCGGATCAACAATTGATCATAAACGTACAAG